GTTTTTCTTACGATTATCTTTGTAGCTAGGTAAGACATCTTTTCTAAAATTATTAGAATCAGTCAGTGCAATTGTAATACTATCAGCGTTAAGATTTGTTTTTAAATCTTCTATCTCGGATAGTGCGAGATACTTTCCTTGCTCTTCGTCAGCGTGTAGTGTCCATACCGTTGAGTCTTCCCACTTAATACTATGTTCACTCATAGTAGAAGCTTTGTACGCAACGATGTCACCGTCTATTAAGAGTCTTCTCTTCATGGATTATATCCTCCTACGGATTGGTTATGTTAAATTTTTTGATTGGAATAATTCTTTTAAAGGAATCAATATGCACTTACTTGCATTGTGGTCTCCAATCATTTTGTAATTATCTTTAAACTTATCAGCTATCTTTTTTAATTTTGGTACATCAAATATTAATTTACAATAATCTTCTTTACCTATTGATAATATATGTACCCAATAGTCTGCTTCAGTTTTAGATAGACCACTAGGTTTGCCCCAACATTCAACTTCTATTGCAATGTTTCCTGTTTTAGCCCACCAGTCTCTTTCTGTTTTTACTTCTATTTTAGATTTGTCCTGGTCCAACAGAGCTGCAACTTTTTGTTCTCTGTCTTGTCCGTATTTTAAATCTAAATCGAACTTACTATTTTTCATTAGTGTGTTTCACTCCAATTATTTCCTATTTTATATTCGCCAGTTAACGGCACTCGTAATTGGAAATGTTTGCCAGTTCGTTCAATACATTCGACAGCTAACAATCCTATCTCTGTTGCGTCTTCTCTATTACATTCAACTTGAATTTCATCGTGTACCCACAATACTTGTTGAACACCAGAAAAGTTTTTAACAGCTTTGTCAAACTCAACTAACCATTGTTTACAAACGGCTGCGCCTGCGCCTTGCAACAAAGTATTTAATGCACTGAAAGTATTTCTTACTTTGATATGTCTTTTGTCTAGACCTACTAAGTAACCACGTTCAGCAGAAAGTTGTACTTGTTTGATAAGTTTATTTAAAGCAGGTAGTCTATCTAAGAAACGCTTCTTAACTTTCGCAGCTTCTTTATTAGTCTTACCAGTTACCTCTGCAATCTTTCCTACACCTGCGCCATAAAGCCAAGCGTATAAAAATCTTTTACTTTGGTCTCTAGTTTCTAAACCTGCATTGTGTTGATTAGTAGTGTGTATATCACCGTTGACTACAATGTCAGCGTATGCACCACCATCAAATTTTGCAATGTAATGACCAAGCAATCTAAGCTCAAGTCCACTTACATCTATTCCTATTAATACTTTACCTTTTGGAACAGTAAATAATTCTCTAAATTCTTTTCCATAAGGTACACTGACAGAGGGTACTTGTTGTAGATTAGGTTTCATTGCTGTTGCTCTGCCAGTTACAGCATTATTAGTATTTACAGTACCATGTAATCTTCCGTTACGTTCTAATTTTAAATACGCTTGATTACCTTCTGCTAACATTCCTATTCTTTTTTCTAAAAGAAAATATTTTGCTAACAGTTTTGCTTCTGGATAATCTAAACTATTAAGAACAGTATCATCTACTTTTGGTTTACCATCTGGAGTAAAGTCTTTTGGTTTCCAATTATATTTTTCAATTAATCTTTCTGCGATGTGCATTCTGCTAGAAGGATTAAACTCTACGACTTTATCTTTTAATGGTTTACCGGTCTTTTCAGAAACTCTTTTAATAACTTTAGGTTTAAAAGTTTCTTCCATTTCTCTTTTAATCTTGTCTCTTTGTTCCGACAAGTTTGCATAAAGTTTTGTAGCTTTTTCTTTGTCAAACAAAACTCCATATCTTTCTTGCTTTGCAATCAATGTTGCTACAGCGTGTTCTAATTCTAAAGATTGTTCAGAATATTTTTTCTCTAAAATTTTTTGGTAAAGATTGTGTGTGACTTCTACGTCTTGTACACAATACTCTAACATTTCATTAGAAAATTCTTTCCAATCTGTTTCAAACTCTTGTTTGTAATTCCCTAGTCTAACACCCCATGCTTTTAAACTGTGCTTGTTGACTAATTTTCTTGGGAAATCTTTTGAGTGTACACGCTTCATATCCGACTCCATTAAGTCAGACCAAATCAACCGTGTAGCAACCAAAGTATCAAATACTTTTGCTTTAGTTTTAAAATTATAAATTTTTTCTAGAACAGGAATATCAAACTTAATTATATTATGTCCGATAATAAGTTCTGCATTACTAAGTTTGTCTATGGCTGTATCATTAGATAAAGTTAAGACTTCATTAGTGTCTATGTCTTTTAAAACTATGCAATGTATCTTGGTACAATCTTCTAATAGATTGTCTGTTTCTATATCAAAACAATATTTACTCATGTTTTTATTTTCCTTATTTTTAATACATTGACAGTAGGCATTGTCGTTATGTTACCTACATCCCCTAACGTGCCGTTATCTTCAAAGTTAACGTCACCTGCAATTATATGCACATCCTTGTCTGCTTTGATAAGCCAACCAGATGTAATACAAATTGTTACTTTACTATTTCTTGCGTCCTTTAAATTTAACCATGCGCTATTAGAATTTATATCTTTCCAATACACATGGACAAAAGGTGCGTTCAATATTTTTTTATGTATCGTTGGTAATTTCATTAATGTACTGTTGCCTTCTCAACTGTTACTCTACACGCAGCTTCATCAAACATTGATAACTCGTTCAATAACATTTCTGCTGCGAGGTAGACCATTGTGTTAGGGACTTGAATGGTAGCCATTTGTGTTGGATTTTTTCTAACAAGTTCTATAGCGTCTTTAACTTCTTGAGTAATATTCCAACCCTTTATTTTTTTCGCTTTAGAAATCCCTTTCATGTCCCTCCTTAATTTCAACAAGACAAGCTGTGTCATTATCAAAATATAATGTTCCACATTTGCCAGTGTCACCAGTGTGTCTGTTCTTCAACACACGTACTGTTGTGTAGTTTTTATTCTCATCATCATTCTGATTTCTCTCCAACGCAATCACGCTGTCACTCAATTGAGATATTGCATGACTACCACGTAAAGAATTTAATGATGTTTGTATTCCGTCTTCGTAACCTTTGTTACCTTCTGGTCTTCTTAAATGACTAACTAAAATTAAACCAATGCCAGTTGCTTCAACTAAACTTCTAAGCTTAGTCATTGTGACATCAATTAATTTTCTTTCGTCATAACTTTCTAGACCACTAATAACAATAGACAGGTGGTCAAGTATAACCCACTTAACACCCAAACCTTTTGCAAGGTATCTAATTTTAGAAAGTAAGTTATCACTTTCGGTACTGCCAAAATGGTCAAAAAGATACAACAAGCCACTACCAACTGTTGAAGTAAAACTATTTCTAAATTCATCTTTGCTTACTCCGTCTTTGTTTAAGTGTAATGGTTTTTGTAAATCAATACCCATTATTCCTAATGCAGTTCTCTTTACACTTTCTTCTAATGCAATGTAGCCAACACACTCTCCACTTTTTATAAGGTGGTGAGCAATTTGACGACAAAGCTGTGACTTACCTTGTCCAGTACCACTGGTTACAGTTATAAGTTCACCTCTTCTCATCCCTAATGTTTTTGTATTTAAACAATCAAAAGGATATGGAATTGTTTCTGTCTTATCTTCTTTAGATAACAATTCAAAAATTTCTGTACCAGATATAATTCCATCTGGTCTGTAAGTTTTTGCACTCCACATACAGTCAATAAGTTTTGCAGTCTCCCCCTGGACCAACATTTCGTTAGCGTCTTTCCTTGGGAGAGTTGCAATCTTACATTTTCCAGGAGTAAATAATTTAGAACACTCTTGAGCTGCCAGTTTACCTGGTTCATCATTATCAAACATAAGAATAATTTCTTCTGCTTGTTCGAGCCATTCTATTTGTTGTTGTAAGTCTTTCTTTGCGCCTTGGCTTCCAGTTTTAACTGAAACACAAGCCCATTTATTATTTTGTACTTGCGACATAGACAGTGCGTCTAGTTCACCTTCTAAAATTACTATTTTTTTATTTGTGTCACGCCATAAATTTTGTCCAAACAATAAAGCTTGTTTGCTATCACCTAACCATTGAAACGATTTGTCTGGGTAACGTAGTTTCTGTGCAACTAATTTATTATGTTTGTCATAGTAGTTTGCAATTTGAACTGTCTTACCATTGTGTTTACCAATCTGATAATTAAACTTGGTTGTTGTTTCCAAATTTATATGTCGT